TCATATGCATTCTTCGGTGTGACTTCATTCGCAAATGAAATTTCGGCATGATCCATATTGCTTGTAGTATGAAAGATACGGACATGTTCAGGCATATGTTCATATTTTGAAGTGAGCCATTGCCCAATGGTTTGAGCCTGCTCAATTGTCTTTTCTTCAGACAAAGCATCTTTTTTATAAATAACTTTAATCATAATAACTGACCCGATTAAACCCCATTCCCATCACGAACTCTTCAGGCAAATAAGTGACTCCGCTTTCCATGAGATGAAGAATCTTTTGCCCACGAAAAAGCCCCACATGCGGGGGCTTATTTCTTTGTCTAGGATGGAAGGCGACTATGCAGCCTTCCTTGGGCATGGGTAGCGGATTTAAAAGTTTTAACCGTGAAGATAAAAAAGTAATTTTGCCCTTAGGCTGCATAAAGAGTTCAAGCGCTTCCGCCCGATCTATACCATATAGGTCCATTGCAGCTTCATGAACAAAGTGAACACAATTGTAGTGTTCATCGTCATATTGCCTATCGAGCAAATGATCGTGACTTTTCATATAGCCCCCTTTAAGCCACTAAAGCGATCCAGTGCAAAGATATCTCCGGTTTTAGTGGTATTTAATCGCGGCGATTCAGCCTTGAATGTCACAGCCTTATGGTTCATGGCAACACTGGAGAGTTGCAGTCCAAGTAAATAAAACATTGGAGAGTTCAGATTGTCTGAACTGTAAATCCGGTAATTTACTGTTGGCTTTACATCTGGATATTGCCCTTCGATTACCCGTTCAAACTCATCAGGCATCACATCACCTAGACCAGAGATAGAAACGGTTAATGTCTGGTCCAGATCACCCAGCATTCCGGATCTTTGAATAGATGCTGGCAAAAATTCATAATAGACCTGACCGGATCCCTCCTTATGTTGAACATAAACACCTCGGTCATCATTACGGACTATTCGGTATGTATTCATAAAAGAAGGATGAGAAAGCTCAATACATTCCAGTTGATAAACATCAACTTTTCGATTGAAAAAGAATTTGGCATATTCGTTATCCATCAGACCTCCCAATCCTTAATCAAAGCGATATCGGCAGTAAGGTTAGGCTGGTTTTGAACAACCTCGAGCTGCGCATTTACCCGGTAAAGGTTGCCGTTGACTTCATTGGTCTTGAAAGAGTTTGGAATGAAATTGCATAGATATTGCTGCCGTGCTCCCTGATCAATCACCAGATCCGCATAAAATGAAGCCGGCTTATTCTGGTAGATCCGCCAGAAAGCCATCATTTTATTGAAATCGGTTTTACTTAAATTCCAGTTCACATCAACAATGTGGCTATTACGTTTTACATCGATGTAATAGCGACCACGACCGCCATCCATCTGCTGACGTTTCACATCATCACCCGGTGTTACGCCATAGCCGCTGGTCTGAGGATTTAGCTTTAACTTGTACATAACTTTCCTTCAGGTAATAAAAAACCACCCCGAAAGGTGGTTTTATTGATTAACGATTCCGTCTTGCTGTCGTATTCTCAGTCAAAGACCGACTAATAGTTGAGTTTGGATTACCGATTTGATCACTAACAAGTTTCGGTACCTTTCTTGGAAGCTGCTTATCCAGTTCATCTGTAACAATGATCCGGACTGTTTGCTCATCCAGTTGTTCAGCTTCAACTGTCGCCCCACTCACCTGATTAATCACTTCAATTTTGAAATTGATTGTCGGTGCAGCTGGCTCAATTGAAGGCATAATCTCAGCTTGAGGTCGAGCAGCTTTACCCATCGTGAAGTCTTGAACATCCTCAAGATTTGAACGATCCTGAACTAAACCATTGGATGAGAAGTAGACCTTGCCATCATGGAATAAGTCAGAATTTGCCGAAGAAGCTAACTTAGGTGTGTCTCTATTACCCTTATAGATAATCTGAGTATCTTGAGCCGGTTGATTAAAGATATCAGATTGCTTTTGGCTTTCTAAAAAGGCATTAGAGCTCATCATTGCACGGCGCATGACACTATCTGCCGAGGCATTGTTATTGAGAAAAGCTTCAGGGTTTGCACTCTTACGCATTTTCTCAACTAAACCAACTCCCCCCCAGCGTTTAATGTCTTCTTGGGACCAGACCACCTCTCCTTTATGGACAATACCTGCAGGTTCATATTTTCCACCAGATCCAGTGTAACCACCGTCAGCAAAGCCTTGATCTTTGATTGCCCGGATGTTTGCAATGATGCTTGCACCCTGTGCAACAGCTCCAGCAATTAATGGGATGTTACGAGGAAAACCAGCTTTTGAAGCTGCTGCAATATTTTGCTGAATCGCAATACCGGCAGCTGCAATGGCATAAGCTTTATCAGCAGCAAACATGATCTTGTATGCTTTTGATTGCTCGCCAAACATTGAACCAAACATTGATGTGAGTGAACCCATCATTTGGCCACCAAGAGCAATTTGAGCATTCAATCGATCTTGCTGATATTTATCTTCAATATCCTGAGCATTCTTTGCATATTCAGCAGCAATCTGATTACGTTGATCTTGAGCTGCTTGAATGATAGCTGTTTTCTGGTTTTCATAATCCTGCTGCTTAATGAGTCCAGCTTCGAATTGAGCATTCAAACCATCTAAAGAGTTTTGCTCATTCAGGTCGGTAGCAGCAAATTGACTATCTGCTAAATCATTTGCAGCATTTAAACGGCTAAACCGCTCCTGATCCTGTCTGAAGAACTCGCTGGTACCATTCATATCAGCCTGAATACCACCCCAGTTTTGAACAGCGTTATTCACCTTATCGCGAGTCTCTTTATCCTGATTGGCTTTAGAGAATGCGATTAGCTTTTGCCGCTCTTTAATGGAAAGTTTAGTATTCTTAAGAATTTCCTCCCGTTCTAGTCTGTAACGTTCCTGCATGGCTTGGGTTTCCGAAAGCAATGATAAACGTGCCTGAAACAACCGCTGTTCCTGAGCAAGTTTTAGTAATCCTAACTCTTGCTGCTTTTGCAATTCCAGGCCATCTAAAGCAACCTTTCTTTGATCTTCAGAGAGTTTGCCTTCAGCAACTAATCGCAAAGAATTGATTTCATATGTGTACTCAAGCTTTTGCTTCTCAGTCCACTTATAACCATTTACTTCAAAATCAAATTGCTTCTGAGCTAACTTTTCTTCAGCATCAAAACGCTCATTAATTTTTGGGATTAAATTTGATTGACCTAAAATGGTTGCTTTGTTGATTTCCTCCTCACGTTTTTTGCTTCTAGCAACTGTTTCTGAATCATATGTTGCTTGGAGCTGCTTAATTTCCTCAAGAGTTTTTGCACGTGCCTTATATGCTTCATCTTCGAATTTCGAAAGATCACTAATTGCTTTTGAGGCTGCTTCGGGGTTATCCCCTAAAATTTTACTAAGCTGATTATAGTAAGAGTCTTGTTTGGCTAAATGCTGTGAAGCTTTAGCTTTGCCAAGCTTTTTCCCGTCATAGTCCCAGCCAACAAAATTTTTGGCAACAATTCTCTCTAAACTTCGATAGTCTAAATCGTCATTAAGAAGAGCTGCTTTAGATTTACTATAACTTTTATCGGTCATCGCCTCTTGCACAGCATGTTTAGCCATTGCATCCAATGCATCTTGAGTTTGCTGGATTTTACCGTTTTTATCCAAGACTCCTTGCCCTTGTAAAGACTGCATTAACTTAGTTGAGCGACTTTTTTGCCATGATAAAAATCCTGTGTTGGTATAACCATTATTGGCATCTTTGTGACTACCAAACATTGCATCATTTCTAAAATCAGTCTCTCGTCCAACTTGAGCTGTCATTACACGAGCTTGTTTATCGCCTAAGCCTGCATTACGGAAGGATTGGTAAACCCGAAGCATATTTCTCACTCGCTCATTATTCCCCGCAAGTAGAACAGCTTGTTTGGCAGACTCTTTGGTTTGTTTTTCAACCTCTTTTGTTTGCTTTCTGGTAGACTCAGAAATACTTTCTTGTAAGTCCTTGGCTTCCTTCTGCTTCTTATACCAAGCCTCAAAAATTGCAGCTTCCTGACTAGTTAAACTTCTAGTCATCGGAATTTTATTGTCGGTATAAAACTCTGATGCCGCACGCGCCTTATCAAGACCCTTTTCGCCACCACCAAATGCCTTAGTGTTTTTTATAAGAAAATCATTTTTCAGATTATCTTTGTTGGCATTGTCTCGTAATTTATTTAGCTTTTCTTGTGCAGCGACTTGGTTATTTAATTCATTTGTTTCTCCTTGTTGAGCACCAAGTACAGTTTGATGTTGTTTTAGGTACTCATTACGCAAGTCGTTTTGTTTCTTCAGCTCAGCATTAGCCTGATTTAACGCAATTTTAGACTGATCCGTTTTAATGGCATATTCTTGCAATTTCTTAATGTTATCAACCGGAACTTTGGCGGTACTGTTGAACTTACTCACAGCATCAGTTGCTGAAATTTGATTTAAAGAATATGCCTGAATTACCTTATTCAACGATTTAACTTGTTCTTCACTACCACCATTTAACCGAATGAATTCCAATTGTGCTCGTAATGAATCAAGCATTTGTGTTTTCATGTCAGTGAAATTTTGAGTAGCGACTTTTGTTAAGTTTGTTTGAATTGTTAATTGCTTAATTGATTCGGCCGTTACCTCAACATGTTGTCCAGAAGTAGCATTTAAGAGTTTTAGAGCAGTATTACCCTGCTCAATCTTATTTTTAGATTCTGCTACCGCACTAGAGAACTCAATGAGTTTATCAATTTGGTTCTGACTAAAACGACCAGATGAAATCATCTTTTTTAAGAGATCACCTGCATCGCTTGCACCTGTAGCAATAGACTTAATGGCATTTTGATAATCTTCATAATCACTGCCAGATAATTTAAATAATTCCTTTTGGATATAAGCAAAACGTTTGATAGCTCCACTAGCATCATCAATTGCATCATTTTGCTGCTCAATCTCTTTGCGTAACCGCACACCCTCTGTTAAAGCTTGCACAGTATTTAACTTTATGTACTTATCTGTTAAATCACTAACCGAGTCAGATTGTGTTGCAAGAGACTCTTTGACTTCATCCGAACTGCTGCTTAGTAAATAGAAAGATGCGGCTGTTGCTGCAATTGCTAAACCCATTGGGCTAAAAATCGCCATAAGCGCTGACTTTGCTAAAGCTAAACGGCTAGTAGCAACAGATTGCGCTGTTAAGGCTGCTGATAATCTAGATGAAGCTGCAGACTGTGCTGTTTCCGCAGCAGCAACCTCTAACGCAACTTGAGCTTGTAATCGTCCAAGCTGAGCCATTCGTGTGATGGTAGCCGTGCGACCTTGTTCAGTGATTTGGGCTTTTAAACGAACTTTTTCGAGTTCTATTTCTGCCATGATCTGAGCATGAGTAGCTTTGATGTTCGTTAGTGTCACCTGTGTACTTTGTGCTTCGGCAAGCGCAGATTCCACTTCAGCTTTTGCTGCTGCAATATTTGCATTACGTTCAGCAATTGTGGCAAACACTTGTTTGGTTGACGCAGCAATGCTCGCTTGTACAGCAACCGTTTTTGTTAAAACGGCTTTTGTCATTAAGCCAATACCTATGGCAAATGCACTGTCTGCAATTAAATTCAAATTATTTGCTAATAACTGAATCGATCCTGATAAAGCCTGTGCTGCTCCGCTTCCTTTACCAGCCTCTCCTACAAATTTAGTAATTTCATTATTAAGTAAAGTTAAAGATTGACCAATTGTAATGTCAGTTTTAGCAAAAAGAGCATCAACTTCATCTTGGACATTTTTAAGTGCTTTAACGATTTCCTGTGAAGTGATTTTTCCTTCAGCAGCTACTGAACGTAATTCACCTACTGTAATACCCATACCTTTAGCAATAGCCTTTGCTAGTGCTGGCGTTTGCTCCATAACGGAGTTAAGTTCTTCACCACGTAATGTGCCGCTTGCTAAAGCCTGCCCAAATTGGACTAAAGCTGCATCCGCCGCTTCTGCGCTTGCTCCACTAATAGCCACTGCTTTTGACACTGTTTCAGTCAAACGTGCAGTGTCATCCATGGTTAAATTCAGTGTTTTAGCATTGTCACTAAAACGTTGGTACACCTGTAAAACAGAATCCCAAGCTGAATAGGTTTTTTGAGCAATTCGGAAAGTGTCTTCCGTTGCTTTATTTAGTTCAACTTGATTATTAGTGACCAGCTTAAGGCGGTTTTGTAGTCCAGTATATGTATCCATCTTCGAAATGGCAGAACTTACTGTAACTAGCCCAGCCATATACCCAGCTAGTGCACGAGTAGCTACAGATAAGCCATCCATAGACTTAGAAGCATAATCACCTTTACGCTCAATGCTATCCAGTTCATTGCCTAGATTACGCGCATTACGTTCAGCATTTTGCGAATCAATAACAATGACCAAACGGGATTCTTGTGCCATCTTACTTTTCCTCTAGGCAATAAAAAACCGCCATAAAGGCGGTCATTAATCAAAAATAAAAAACCTGATCTAAGTCAAGTTTTTAACAAATCATTTTGAATTCATTTCAATTTTTCTTTACATGCCGGTGTTGCCAAAGATAAATCATCATCTTTTTTCATATCATAACCACCACCAATTGCATAATTTAATTTCATAGAGCTGAGTGTTTCGTCTTGCACTTTCCAGAAGCTGCCATCCTGTGAATAGAGTTTATCTTTTGATTTTTTAACAGACATTACTCTCGCTGTTCCCATTCCATCCTGACAAATAACACCAGTTCCATCGGCATTTAACTTTAATGTTCCTACTAATCGATCATATTGTCCGGTCCAATAACCGCTATTCTGAACAGAGGTGGCTTGCACTTCAAAAAAATTAGCAGTAGACATACACCCTGCTAAACCTAATATTAAACTTAAAAAAATAATCTTTTTCATGAAAATACCCATTTTAATAATGAGTAAAATTTAACAGTTAGGGCATAAAAAAACCACCCGAAGGTGGTCTTTTAAATCAGGCTATGCATGTAAAAGTTTTTCAGCACCAGCAGCCAAGAAAGCCGATCGAGTAGTATATCTCTTACCTTTACCTACATTCTCATCAATTTTACGAATCAAACGGCTTGGTAAAGTAACATTGATTTTTTCTGGTTTACCCAGATAACGACTAACATCAACTTCGGTAACCGCCCAGATCATTCCTTTATATTCAGGATCATCGACAAATTTAACTAGTTCGGAAGCTAATGGGATTTCCTCACCATCTTCAGCCAATATTTCTAAATGGCCTGAAATAGCTTCTTTAACATTCTCAATAGCTTCTTCAAGTGTGTCACCAGCACTAAAACAACCTGGAATATCAGGAACAGTGACACCAAATGCCTCAGTATCTGATCCTCGTTCAATTGCAATTGGATATAACATCTCAACACTCCATGCCCTTGGCATAAACATATCGCCCACTGCGTTATGATTAGTTGTAAGGGATATAGTATTTAAAGTCGGGAAACAGCGGGTCAATTTAGACCCGCTTGTTTCAAAATGCTTTTAACAGTTCCGTTTGGTAAATCCTTTTTAGGATGTGGGATTGTAACTAACCCCTTTTTGGTTGGGTGTTTAAAGTGATGATGACTTCCTGAAACCCTAACCTCATATCAACCATCTGCTTCAATCATTTTGATTAAATCCAGACTTTTCACACCAATCCCTTATTAACTTGATGAGATAATAATAACCCTAGAGTTATTATATGTAAATAACTCTAGGGTTACTTTTTTAAGGACTTGGAATTTATTTTTTTATGGGCTTCATCTAAAAACAAGTTATCCAATGCAAAAATACAGTCATTAAAAATATGAGCAGCCACAGGCAAATCATTATGCTCAGCATAGACATTGATTGCATGCTGGTCTAATGATAACGGGATGCCCTGCTCATACCGTCTGGATCTGGCAATAGTACTAAATGCCGAAAGAATAGAGTCAGCCGCATACGAATATTCTGGCGGATCCGGAATACGGCCGCCTAAGAACTTGATTTGTTCGATTTCGTGCGGCGTTTTTGACGCATAGGTCTTTTGGTACTTATAGAGCTCGATGACTTTCCCAGAATTAAAGCCTTGTCCTTGTCTGCGTCTTCCTGAATCTTCTGGGCCTGTTCTTTAATAAATAGCCAGATCGAAATACCAATATCACCAAGATTAAGAAGCTTTGAGGCATTCTCAGGGGTATATGGCTTTTCAGACTCAACAGTTTTACCGTCTACGATTTCGGCAAATACCACACCTTTCCAGTCTTCAATTAAGTGGGCAGCACATGCATCCATTAACAATTCATGGTAAAGCTTGGCATTTTCATCTTTTACCATTACATCATAGCCTTTAGACGAGATCTGATTTCCTGCTCGTTCAATAGCTACCTGAAAAGGCTTATAAGCGATACCACGGACTTTGAACTCTGCCTGTACTTCGCCATCAGCCCCCTTGTATTCACACCATTTTGATACGTCCGAGCTTTTAATAATTCCAACTTTTAAAGCCATAACTACCTCTGAAATTTTAGAAATAAAAAAGCCCATGGGATTCCATAGGCTTTGTTACTGAATAAGTTGATTACACAAGAGCACGTACAATTGTTGGCGCTGTACGAACTTGGGCAAAGTTGATGTCTACAGTAATGATGTCATCACCACCACCATCCGGGTGATTGGCTTCCATGACTTCCAATTGCGGGAAGTTGAACGAATATTTACTTCCTTTGCTGTCTCTGATGTCGAAGGTCAGTGTAAACACATCACGGGTTTTGATTGCATCAATCCAACCAGCAGCTGTGGCCGAGAACATGAATGAAGCATTTGCTTCGATATCCATCATCTTTTCAATGTAGAACTCTGGTGTGTACTTGCCTGAGCCGATACAACGGATTGCTTCAAGGTTATTGTTAATAGAAATGGTCAAAGACTGTAGACATGCTTTGCCTTGAATTGACTGGCCGTTTACAAGCAAGTTTTCCACGTTCGGCATACTGACAAGCGGACGAGTCGAAGCTGCAACCGGATTCACTACAGGGTTCGTTTGCTGACGAGTAAACGAGCTACCTACTAAACCAAAGTTACCAGTGATCTTCCCGGTTGTTTGAATGGTAATTTCACCGGTATTTACCTGCACACCACGGTAGATAAACACCTGCCCAATATCTTCAAAAACTTTAACCAGCGTTAATGACTTACGTACCGTACCACCAAAACTTAAAGCGTTACCCGCCCAATTATTGAAGGCTAAAGCACTTAAGAATAGATCAAATGTTCCAAGTGATAATTCAAACTCTAACTGACCTGCTACTTCTGCTTCAGTAACTACCCCACCTTGTCGAAAACGTGAATCAACCACTTCACTGCTTTCTTCAGTAGAAACATTTTCAGATAAACCATCACTTACACGGCGAACTGTGTACCAGATCGGGTTTGCTGGAGTTGTTCCTAAAACTGCTTCTTCACAAGCATATAATCGAATTTTTGCGCCTGAACTCATTTATGGTTCTCCAAAATTTAGGCAATAAAAAACCCGCTTTTTAAGCGGGTTATTAAAGTGTTTCGTCTGTGTCTGAGATTTCTGGCGGTTCCACGCCATTCATGGCTGCAGCAACTGCCTGAGATAAGTTAGTAGGCTGGAAATCCACTGGTGTTTCACTCAAAAGCTCTTCAGGCTCTGGTTCAGGTTCTTCATGCAGACGAATATCAATCCAGCGGCCTTCTGGAATATCAAGTGGATTTTCGAGATCAGCTACAATGGCTGCCTTTTCCACATCAAACTTACGTTTATAAGTTTTAATTGAAAGATCACCATTTTCTAAGGTTGAATATTCAACTGCTACTACCGTATTACCGTTGGCATCCTTAGGTACTTCAATGTACCAGCCTTCCTGAGCAAAACCCAATGAGCCTTTCACTAAGTAATCACCAGTACCCAACTTATCGAAAGTGATTGGTTGCTTAGCTGCATCGTTATTTAGCTCAATATGACTTTGGAAAAGCTTAACGACTGGCGAAGCGGCTTTAATAAAGCCTGAACCATCCACGGTTGTATTGTGTTCACCTCTTAGTGCATACCATGGTGAATAAGAACCTTGGTAACTATGTCGCCTAAATCCGATATAAGTAGACGAAGTTCCAACACTGATTTGTGCCGCATGTTCGCTTGCACTGGCAATGTTTAGTCCAAGAATATACTG